GCGACGGCGCGGTGAATGTCGGCGGTTGATCTTGCTGGCTTTTTGTTTCGTTTGGTCATGACGTTTGTTCCTTTTCTGTTGTTTCAAATTAACTTAACTAGTGAACCGTAAACTATCGTTTACTGTACGTCAAACTTAAAAAAACAGTGACACGGGTTCCGGCGGAAATTGGCCCAGAATATCCGGCCCGGTTCGGCTGGCTCGATTGTCCGGCTGGCTCGGTTCGGTTGGTCCGGTTCGGTGTACCGTCAGCCCTGCTACCTGAAAGCCTAACCCCTACCTAGCCCAGTATCGCGCCGGTTCGGATGGTCCGGTTCGATAGTCTGTTGGTTGTCTGTTGGTCCGGCCCGGCAGATCGGCCAGCACACCAGAATTTTTTTGGCTGTCTGCTGGAGCAACTTCGACGGGGTATCGGGGGACATGCCAATGCGCGGGGGGGTAAGTATGCCCATACTAATCTTGGGCTATTTTTCAATCAGAGGTCTACTCGATAGGTCTCTGTCCGCATCCCACCGCGTCTAACGCCTCTTGTCGGTCCCAGCTTGCCGCCACCTTCGACCCATTCGACAAAGTCTTCCATCTCTTCGTCAAACCTAGCGTCCAATACGGCTTTTGCAGCCTGATCTACGTCCTGTGACATCGATCTCTGATAGTGCGCTACGGCCCCTGCGAGAGCGTCTAGCCTATCATCGTGCTTCAATGAGCCTCTATCGCGGGTCACATGTGTCATTTGGTACAGTAGGGAATAAACGTGGCTCTCAGAGCGGCTTTCACGACGAGCTAATGTCTCATCGATAACCAGACGATGCTGTGTCAGGACAGGCTCTAAGGTATCGATGATCCTCAGTTCCTTCTGACCCTTGGCCCACTCGGATTCGACCACGGTACAGCCGCCTTTCCATATGTCATTCAGTATCGGTTGGAACGCAGCGACCCACATGCCTTGCCCATAGTTAGGCTCGACCTCAATCGTGTTCACATCGTACTTCTTTGCATCGAGGGCTATCCTCGTCATGGCCTCTGTCGGATCACCGGGGAACCCCTTGCACTCCAGCAGATACATAATGCCATTAAGAGCAGCTACGATGGACCATGCGGTCTCGTCGGCCCCTCGACCTGACGGGTCAACGAACAGCACCTTGGACTCATAAGGTTCCCACTCCTTGTCGACGAACAGTGGCCGTAGGAAGTGGTCGCCAGAGAACCCTAAGTTCGGGATGTCCTTGACGTAATTCTCTTTGTCGTTCTCACGACCCCACTGAACTTGCAGCGGTGCCTTGAGCGGATTAGCAGCCATGACAATCAGATCATGCTGTTTCAGTGGATACCGTTCGGCATCTGACAGGGACGTGTCGAGCATGTACTGAAGCGCGAAGGCGCTACGTCCTTTCGACTCGATACTAATTAACTCTTCGTCACCGAAGCGTGTGTCGGTCGATTGACCGTATGAAATCTCTTCGTTGGCGAACTGGTCCCGTAAGTAGTGAGCGAGGATGTCTGTCTCGATCCCAGAGTTGACGTAGGTCAACCGGTAGTTCCCCAGCTTGTCAGCTGATGGGTAACGAACGGGGATCGTAAAGCATCTAAAGTCCATCTCTTTGACCAACACGTTATAGACAGACTCTTCGGTCTGGGGTGTCCCCAAGAAGATAATGTCGCCCTTACCGTGTTCGGTCTTGGTGATCGGAATGAAGTCGTTCTGGACTATACGTATGATCCGCTGTCTAGCGTCCTCGGTCAGCGAGTTACGCTCGACCTCGATGTCGTCAGCAATCAGCAGGGTCGCACGGCTACCTGTAATCTGACCTGTGATACCTCTCGCTGCTACTGAGTACGACTGAGACAGACTACCGCCAGCCACGTCGAACTGGTCAGCCATATCTCGTCTCGTAGCCCCGGACTCTCTTGGTCCTTCGAGCAGCCACTGGACTAACTCCATGCTCTCTAGGATACCCTTGGTCTGCGCCACGAACTCTTTGGACTTCGAGCCGGTCGCTGAGACCACCATGATCTTTTCGTCACGAGGGTTTCGCATCAGACGCCAGATGGCGTAGACGGATGTGATGTAGGACTTACCCAGTGATCGAAAGCACCGAATAATATCCTCGCGTGGACCTTGGATTACTTCATTTTCTGTCGAGTCAATCCCGTGCTGTAAGCGGTGGGCAATCTCGTACTGCGCCCTAGTAGGGTCAGGAAGTCCCAGATGTTGCCACGCGAGAAACAGAAAATTACGGAAATCTTGATAGGCCGGGTGTACTTCTTCCGGCATCGTGGAGCGCCAGTGAGGCACCCCGTCAACCTTGAGTGGTTCTAACACTAGCTAAGTGTGACCTTTGTCTGAAATGGCATGGACGCTTTGTAGTCTCTAAGCGTCTCACTAATGCGCTTGGCAGTCGGTAGGTCTTCCAGCTGCTCTGGGGGTGGGAACTGTTTCAGGAAGTTGACCATCGCCGAGACCATAGCTGGCGAGAGTTCTTCTTCTTCAACGACGATCTCCAGAAGCCTCGCTCCTAAAGAATCGCGGAGTTGTTCGGATGGTGTTGTCATATTTTCTCCTATGCAAAAAACATCAGTAGAACCCGTCGATCTCCTTCATGTGGATCGACACGATGCTCTACGTCACTGCTGTAAAGTAGCAAGTCTAGGTAGTGGTTGTAGCTTTCATCACGAGTATGGAAGGTGCCACCTGTAAATAACTTTGGGGGAGTGAGGACAATCGAGGCGCTGTAGGTACACCATGTCATGTGGTTTGAATTACCGGTATCTCTGTGCCAGTCGTGTCCTTCGGATTTCTTTTCGACTGTGCAGTAAGCTGGGTGCTGCGTACCAACTCTTACATATTGTCTGACGATGTTAACGAGTGGTTCAACTCTAGGCTCATAAAAGTCTCTGGGTCCAAGACGGCTAGAAATATCTAACGCTTGGTCGTCAGTCAGTACGTTCTTGATCTCGCGGAACATTCTTAACGCAATTACCGTATCGTTCTATCGTGCAGTTTTCGGTTAGTGACTTTCCGCACTTTGGACACTTGGGATCGACAGGCTTGCCGAAGCGAACCGGATTACTTTTTGTCACCATCACGCCACTTCTGAATGCCTTTCTCCGCACCTCTCGAACAAATATAACCCCCGATACCTATGCTCAGTAGTGTCCACATATCCGGTGGGATTTCGAGAAATACGGCGGGTAGGCCGAAAGTCTTTAACCACGGTACGACGATGTAGTTGTTTACGATAATCACAACGAACGAGAGCATTGTAATTGGACGCCACGATCTTTGAATCCAGCTTTCGCCTTTTGCTTCTGCGACAACCACGTCGGCAGCAGCACGTTCAATCGACGCCGAGTGTTGGAGCATTTGAGCTTGGAGTTCTGCTTTGACTTTATCCTTCTCTACAGTGTCAGGAAGCACCCGGTCGAGGACGTTGCCAACAACGGGAAGAAGAGAAGTGATAAGTCCTATCATTAAATGTCCTCCTTCTTGTTGATCCCAAATTCAGCAACGGTGCAATAAGCAATCCAGCTTTTAATCTCACCAGAATTTCTTTTTACTTCCATCATTCCAGAGAACATCGCGATATTGGGACATTCAGGAACCGGGGTTGCGGTCGATGTATATGAACCATCTGGTAGCCAGAGAACTACGACGACCAGCAGCTGATGTATGATTTCCATTATTTTCTTTGCTGTAACAAAAGAACATCAAGTTTCTCTTCGACCTTATCGAAGCGACCCATGATTTCTTGCCAGTCTCTCTGTGCTTCTGCTTTCGTAACGTATGTTTTAGCGACCTCTTCTCGCGTATCAGCAACACGCCTCTTGATGTCACCCAACATGTCATAGACGTTTTGGAACTCCGCTTTCTGGCCTTTAATCCACCAAACAAAACAACCCAAGGCCACGGTAAGAACTCCGTTCCAAATTGCGTCTATACTATTTTCCATTACTTCCTCATTTGTTAAAGGGGTATCCAATTAAAATTTATTACTCGTCGTTGAGGCGTATCCGTCTGGCTGACACTCCTGTGTTGTAGTGTTGACGGAAACTGAACAAACCTGTTCATAACGCTGTTACAAACAGAGCCATCTTCAAATTCTGTAGGACCATTCGTTGTATCCAAATAAAAGATTCCGGTCTGACTGATCTCCTCCCGTTCAAGGTCTGTATGAAATTGACCCCGAATTGGTTTTCCGTGGTTCAACAGGAGATTCATTTTAATTCGGAGTAAACAAAATGGGTTTATGCGGTCCATAACGGGGTGTACCAGTGGACTATGCTGTGACAGCCAGCCGCCCATGCCACAGTGAAAAAACAAATGAACGAATTGTTTGTTCATAAGTGGCTCAAGATCGGGATCGTCTTCTTTTTGATTGTGATTGGTTATGTACCAACCGAAATCTGAGTCATCACTCCCGCGCTCGACAACACTAAGAAGATTGTCCAATTCGTTTTTAGCAAGGAAGTTGTCAGTTATTTTGATGTCTGGGTTATTCGCCATGCTTTCTCAACAATCGGGCGTGGCGTTTTCGCCAAGTCCTCAAAGAATTTTTGAACGTCTTTTCCATCGGTCGGATTAGTCGCGACCCCTAGAATACGCTTCGCGTCTGCTTGAAATTCAGGGTCATTCATCGTGTCAAAGAACGCCTTTCGTAAAATGAACAGGTTCTCTTTGGATGTGCTAGGTGGCGCAATGATTGGCCGTGTCATCCGGTCAATACCGAAAATAAAGTGGGCAAGTTGTTTCTGCTCTTCAGTCTTTAACAAGGAAGATAAGAGGGTCGCCTTGGCACCAAAGAACTCAGACCTGTCGCTAATATCAATTTGAATAAAGGGACGGAGATCACCGGCTTTGTGCTGTCTCCTAAATGGTCCACGAAGGGAACTTTCGAATGTTCCACAGAACGCATGAACTTCCCCGGTCATTACCGCGTGGAGTGCTTTAGCCGTCCCCCGGTATCCATGAACAATACGAAGGTTTGCGCCCAATACGTTCTTAAAGAACATCGGAAATGCGGTCATAGGCGTGTTGGGAGCCGCCGACCCAAAAATGATGGGGTTCTTCGCGGTTATGAGATCATCAAATGTCTCAATCCCCTGACCACCACCTCGCCAGATGGAACACGAATTGATGTCCGTGTACATATTGCCGACGTACTTAAAGTCTTCAGTTTTGAACCGGACTTTCCGTTTTCCGTAAATCGGAATTTGTAGCGCGGCGGGTAAGAAGAACCCGACATCAAAGCGGTTTTTGGGTGTTTCCCTGTAAAGATAGTTGAGTAGCTTGATAGACCCAGCACCTTGTTTGTTTCGCACAACCACCGTTGGGTTGCCCGGTAGGTGCTTACCGAAGTGCCTTGCGAAGACCCGTGCTGACACATCAAAGCCACCGCCGGGTCCAAACCCGACCCACACGTTTACTTCTTTGCCGCCGATAGGCGAGGGGGTAAATCCGTTTGCCGAAGCTGTAGCTAAACCAAAGCAAACAAAAAGGGCCATAATGGCCCCCATAAGTTTTTTCATTTGTCCTCTCTAAAATTGTTACTGGATACCCACCCGTTTTAACAACCGGTTTTCGGATGGGTCGAAGTCTGTTCTTGCATGTTGGGTGCAGCGGTTATCCCAAACGATCAAATCGTTAGGACGCCAGACATGCTGATAATGCTCTCGCTGTTCGATATATTCACAAAGCCAGTGGACGTAACACGGCCCACATATGTTTGGCCCGGTGATGTCTTTAGTGTGAAGACGGTTGACGTAAATAACTTTACGGCCTGTCTCTTCGTGTTCCATAAAAACAGGATGATTTGCTGTGATGGGTTCTGGATCAATTCTACGTTGGTAAGAATTAACACCCATCCGCCCATCCAGATATTCAAGAAAAACAGGTCCAATATGTGTGCCGTCTTCTCTCCTATAGTCGCCTACCTCGTCGTAAGCGAGATACATATTTTGAAATAAAGTGTTGCCGCCTGACGATGGAACTTCCACCGCGTAAAGCATGGTCGCTCTGTTTGGCTTTTCGTACCACGTCGAGTCCGAGTGCCAGTCTAATTTACCATTTGGCGCATTGCCGTTGTGAATATTTCCAATCAGTACGATTGCCGGGTCTTGTTCGGGTAGATCATCAACCCTTCTAGTATCGGCTTTTTTTGGCGTTCCAAAGTTTCTTGCAAAATCGACTTGTTGTTTTTCAGTTAGTTCCTGATCCCGAAACAAGAGAACAAGGTGTTCTAACCAAGCGTCTTTTAAGATCGACTGTGTAGAGGAATCTATTGGATTTCTAAGGTCTAAACCAATTACCTCGGCACCTATCGTGTTATGAAGTGGTCTGAACTCAATCAACTATTCCAACTCTCCTACCGTATCATCAAATTCATCTGCTCTTTGGGCTGCTAGTTCGACGTGGCCCTTGAGCAATTCAAGACTTCCGCGCATGGACATACGAACGCCGGGGTAGGCATCTGGGTCGGCATCTTTCCAGTAGGGGCCATACTTTCCGATTTTAGCAATCGCTAAATCTTTTTCCCGCCCTGTCAAATCGGTTCTGTGTTCCTGAACCTCTTCAAACAAACAGTCCCGACAATTATTTTCTAATAGAGTATGTCTCGGTTTATGAGGTTCTTCGTATAGGGCTTTCAAACCATCTGGTATTGCTTCCCATTGCTCAAATCGCCCCATGAAATTTTCGGTCATAGGGAACCAGACTTTTTCCATCCATTCATCTGGATCGGATGGGTTTAAGTGATCTACTGCTTGGGTAAGGTCGCGATTACCACTCAGATAAAATTTAACGCCATCACGGTTGTACATCCGCTCCCGAATATCACCATATGAAACAGATAAAAGAGCGTTATAGCTGGTCTCCAGAGCGGAGCCTCGCACAACCGCATCAGGCTTAACGTCGTCAATAACCTCTATAAGTTTTTCCCAGCGAGGAACTAATGCTCTTATATTGTACTCAAACTTAAAACCGGGACGCATTGGTACTTTAATAGGTACATCGCTTTCTGATCCCGACGTTTCTACTTCCTCGAAAGTGAAATCCCTCACATTATCCTTCAACCACTGTACCATTTTGCGGGCTGATTCTGCTTTACGCTCTTCCGCCTCAAACCATTCTGTTGCGCGAAAGGAGTGTATTTCGTGGTCTGTTTCTTTCAGGTATCTCCACAAAGAGTAGGTGCTGTTTATTCCGCCACTAAAGGGTATAAGAATTTTCATTTTAACCTACCGACCCGGCCAAAGTGCCATTATTGTTAAGGGTGACAGAGCGTGAGTTCTTACGAAGCGCATACCCTGCTGCACCACCCGAGCCACCACCGCCCGGAGACTGCACATGACAACTGGCTGAACCACCCCCATATGACCCGGTCCCGCCACTCGATCCAGCCGCTCCAAAATTTCCTGCTGATCCGTTAGTGCCGTAGCTTCCGTATATGGTGCTGCCACCACAAAAAGCGTTTCCCTTACCATCGTCGTGAAGGGGTTGACGTCCGCCCCGCTGGCCTCCGCCACCTCCACCGCCTCCGCCGCCTCGC